AAAAGGCAAAGCGGACAAAGAGCTCGACAAACTGAAAGGCGTTATCAATCTACTGGAGAGGGATATAGCCGATAGGGATAAAATGCTCGAGGGCAAGGTCGAGGAAGTCTACGCCGACTTTATGCAGGACTACAGGATAATGCGCGACGAATTGGAAGACCTTCTCGACAGCGGCACCCTCATTCCGCCGGTAAAGATCGGCCAGACGGTGTATGCCGCCATCATCTTTGCCGAAAATGACATTCTGAACGAGAACACTATCGAACCGTACACGGTCGACGGTATCGGAATTATAGACGGCAAGTGGCACGTTTACAGCAAAAGAGACTCCGACTGGTACGAATACGGCGGCGAGTTCTGCAAACCCACGCGAGAGGAAGCTGAGGCGGCAATAGCTGCGGCGAGATCTGCGGCCGACATAAAAGACGGTCGCAAAAACGGAGGCGCGGAATGAAACCCTATAAAGTAATAAAAAACCGCTTTAATAGGCTTACACCTAAAATTAAACAAGTGTTCTGTCGGCACGAGTATGAAATTAATCGAGAAGATTGTTGTAATGAACGGTGCTATTATGAAAAATGCAAAAAATGCGGATTTTTCAAAACCATTGAGTATTACAGATGAAAGGCGGCGAGAAAATGAAAACACCAGCCGAAATAATAAAGGGCATTGAATGCTGCCATTTGCAACCGATCTCACACTGCTCGGCTTGCCCTTATGGCAAATACGACACCCGGGGCACGTGCGCGATACTTCTCGCGCAGGACGCTCACGATATAATCCCCGAGCTGACAGCTGAGAACGAAAAGCTCCGAAATGAGAACGAAAAGCTCCGGGCGGAACTTGACGAGCGCAAGCTGATCATAACGAAGAAAAAGGAGAGCCCCGGGAATGCTTGACGTTTTAGAGATTGAACTTCTCGCGCATATCATAGCGGAAAAGCGCGGAGCCGCTTGCAACAAGGACTGCCTCGAGTGCGTTTATTCAGGCTGTTGCATTTACAGAGATATCGCCGAAATTTGCATAAATGAGGGATATCTCCCAGCGGCGACGGTTAGAGCTGAGGCGATCGAAGAGTTTGCGGAGCGGTTGAAAGCAATGGCACACTGCGGGGAGGAGAGCACACTTGAAGAGGATATGTGCGTAGATGTAATAGATATCGACGAGCTTTTAAAAGAAATGACGGAGGGCCCGAAAAATGACGGAAAAGCAGAAGCAGATCGTTGAAATGGCAAAAGATATTTGCCGCGTAAAGCTCAATTGTAACGACGTCTGCAACCCTATAAGCGCTTGCGACGCGCTAAAATACGCGGAAAGAGCGGTCGAGGCAGGCTACTGCAAGCAGAGCGAGGGCGAGTGGCGAAGTACCGGGGTATATGGTGTTGAATTTGAAATGTTCAAATGTTCACATTGCGGAAAAAGAACCGAGAACGGTAATGGCTGGCCCTATTGCCCGCAATGCGGTGCGAAAATGAAAAGTAAATGGAGAAAATCGAAATGATCAAACAGACCATAGCTGAAGAACTACGCGCAAAGCAGAGCCGGGACAACCGGGAACTGCTCGACCGCGCAGCTGATTATATCGAAACCCTCGAGAGGGAATACGAGAGCCTGACAGAAAAATTTAATTGTCAGCAAACCGTTTATGCTGATTTAAGTAAAATTATCAAAGACCAAGCGGAAGAGCTGAAAACCGCCAAAGCCGAAGCATACAAAGAGGTTTTTGAGAGGTTAGGAGAAAAACTTGTGTATTTTTATATACAGAATGTTTATCAAATATCTGCAGAAGATTACAACACCCTTGTAAAAGAAAAGACGGAGGGCCCCGACAATGCAGTACAAACCTAAAATAATCGCCGGGCGAGTAAAAGGGACGGGCTACCCGATAGACGGCCACGTGCTCAACTTCTCGCAATGGGACTATGACAACCGCGAAAGCTGGCACCTTTACGGATGGGATGAAGCCAGCGACGAGGCCGTAATGCTGACTATGTTCAAAGCTGAACTTGAAGCGGTGAATGAGGTATGCCTTGCGAATACCGGGGAGCCTCTGGAATATACCGACGAGGACTTCGAGGACTTCAAGAGAACATGGGAAGCGGGAGAATGGGAACCCGACGGAGTCTTCTGCCTGCCGCTTGATAAGGTCGAGGTCGTGACCGTCCTCCAAGAGGAAGAGACGGACAGAGAAACGGCCGAGGCTATTGAATTGGCGAAAGAGGTCGCTGCAAAATTCTGCACACCGGACGACGTGATAAAAAGAATGAGAGGTCGCAAGTATGGAAAATAACATCAGAGAACTGCGCTTTAAGACCTCACAAAGAGGCGTCGGCGAGGACGTCTACTATTGCAAAGCAAACGGGCGCTGCTACATAAGGCAAGAAACAAACATAGAAGATCCGCCGACCGTGTTCTGGCTCAGCTGCACAAAAGGGCGCGACGGCTGCGGTTGGAGCGGATATGAGGCGAGCGCACCGCTCCGCGCCGGACTCATTATGCGCGTTATGAATGCAGACGGCACCGTCGCATTTGAGGAAGTCATAGAGCAAAACAGCTGGAACCAAGATACCCACGCAAAAAAAGTGGGAGCATTTAGCTGGGAAAAGGAACGAGAGGGCCGAAAAGATGAAACACGACAATAAAACCCGCGCCGTGATATTTGCCGCGACGTGTTCCGTGCAATATGCACTTCTTATAGCTTTAAAGGGGCTCGGAATTAGCAAGCTCGACTGGCTCACCGTGCTGCTCGGCGTTTTGTGGATCCCGCTCCTCTTGCTGATCATCGGCGCCGTGTGCGCGGCCGTAGTGATATTCGCCGCATGGGTAAAGCACGAGATCCGCGTGCGAAAAGTCACCCGCCGAATTATCAGGAAGGCAAAAGCCGCCGGAGTATGGGGAAAGCCACAATGCCTCAGAGGCAAAGCTCTGGAGCTCAAAGCGAAAGAGTTCAATCTCACGAGAATGCTCGGAGAGACCGACGTGGGGCTCCGCCGCCGGATCCGTGCAGCTATGCCCGCAAAAGAGTTAAAAGCGCACCGCGCAAAAAGGAGGCAAAAATGAGCAAAACCGAACGGGCGGAATATAAGATCATCGAGGAAGCCCCGAACTGCATATATTTGAGAATTATCGTGGCCGGTAAAGCCGTGGGAATGGGAAAAGCGTACCGCGACAAAACCAACACCAACCGCTTGAAAGTATACCCGGTGCAGCTGGACTGGCCGTACAACCGCACGCTGGACTTCCCGGACGTGGTATGGCGCCAGAACCTCGCGTGGGAATGAGAGGAGGCCGGAACATGGAAAGCGTAATAATTAGAATTATAGGCGAGTTTTATCTCGGCATGATAAGAGGCATGCTCTTCGCATGTTTGGTGGTGGCAATCGTGTGGCCGATCGTGGTGGTGATCTTAAAGCTGAAAAGCCGGTGCCGCCGACGCAAAAGAGACCGGGAGATCATAGCGCTGGCAAAAGAGTGGGGCGTATGGGATAAGCCGCAATGCCTCGGAGGCCGTGCGCTGGAGCTCAAAGCGTGGAAGGACTTCAAGATCAAGCGAGAACCCGGAGAATCGGACGTCAGTCTGCGCCACCGGTGCAAAGAAGAACACGACCGCGAAATCAAAAAGACAAAAACAGACGGATACAACGTCCAGATCATACTCTGCGACGAAACTCCACCAAGAGAGGGAGGACACTCAAATGAACAATCATAAACCAACAGCGGAACCGAAAGCAATCGCCACCGGCGTGCCGGTATATTGTGCCCACGACGCGATCGTGGACGTGGCAAAGCTGGTACCGAACCCGAAGAACCCGAACACACACCCGGACAATCAGATCCAGCTCCTCGGCCGAATTATTCGGTCGCAGGGCTGGCGCCAGCCAATCACCGTCAGCACCCGCTCCGGCTTCATAGTAAAGGGCCACGGCCGCCTTGCAGCCGCTCAGCTTGAAGGCTTCAAAGAGGTGCCGGTCGACTATCAGAACTACGCGACAGAGGCTGACGAGTACGCGGATCTGATCGCCGACAACCGCATAGCGGAGCTTGCAGAGATCGACCGCGTGAAGCTCGCGGACATATTCGCAGACCTTGACACCGGGGAGATCCCGCTCGAAATGACGGGCTACACGGAAGATGAAGTCGAAGAGCTTGTCACGGCCCTGAGCGAAGCGATCCACAATGAACTTAACGATCCCGACGAAGTGCCCGAAGCTCCGGAGCCGGAAAAGACAATCTCGCAGCTTGGCGACCTTTGGATACTTGGCGCACACCGTCTCCTTTGCGGGGACAGCACGAAAATTAAAGATGTCGAGCTCCTGATGGGTGGCGAAAAAGCCGATGTAGCATTTACTGATCCGCCGTGGAATGTAAACTATGGAGCGGTCACAGAAAAAAACGCGCAGGGATATAAGCCGCGAACGATCTTGAACGATTTCATGGGGACGGAAGAGTTCAAAGAGTTCATGAATAAGGCGTTTGCCTCGCTGAACTATGCTTCAAAGGATGGAGCAATGACGTATGTTGTTATGTCCGCACAGGAGTGGGGCAATATGATGCTGACGCTTGCACAGAACGATTATCACTGGTCGAGCACAATTATATGGAACAAGGACAGCTTAGTGCTGAGCCGAAAAGACTACCACACGAAATATGAACCGATATGGTACGGCTGGAAAGAAGGAACAAGGCTGTGCCCGCTTGAAGATCGAAAACAGAGCGACGTGTGGGATATACCAAGGCCAAAGAAGAGCGAAGAACACCCGACAATGAAGCCCGTGGAGCTTGTGGCGCGAGTTTTACAGAACTCAAGCAAGCAAGGCGACATTGCAATAGACCTCTTCGGCGGATCCGGCACGACTCTGATCGCAGCGGAACAAGAAGGGCGAAAAGCACGTCTAATGGAACTTGATCCAAAGTACGTCGACGTCATAGTAAAGCGATACATAAGAACGACCGGCAAGAGAACCGGGATACGATTGATCAGAAATGGCGTGGAGTTGGGTCGTGATCATTTTGAGGGAATGTTCGAGGAATAACAGCGGAAAGGAGGGCAGCCCATGAGTCAGACCAAAAGAGTGCCGGTGGAGGCATACGAAGCAGCGCTCGCGCTTGTCAAGGCAGAAAAACAGCCAAAACAAACCGACGAGATCAAGGCGCTGCTTGCAGCCTACAAACAGCTACAGGATAGAATTGATAAGATCGAGAAAAGGATCGAATATTTAGAACTCAGCATGGGCTCGCCTTCGGGGCCGAGCTACTCAGCTGCACCGGGCGGCAGTCATGACTTTAGCAGCAGTAAAATAGAGCGCGATTATATCAAGTGGGAAGAGCTGAAGGAAAAGCTCGGCAATATGAACGCCGAGGAAAGCCGAAGGCGGGAGGAGATCGAGGGACTGATCGAACTCATGAAAAAGCCAAACGAGCAAACCGTCATAGAATTGCACTATTTAGACGGTGCCAAGTGGCGCCCGATCAGCGTCGCGCTTTTCGGTGAAGAACCGGACTACGACGAGAACGAGGAGCGATACCTCAAGCGCACCTTTAAGATCCACGGCTCGGCGCTCCAGTCGCTTGCCAGAATATACAGCCAAAGCAGGAACCAATAACAGCGCATAGAGGAGGCACAAAATGGCGAAGTATAACACTTTTTTAGTAATGAGCACGAAGGGGAAAACGCTCCTTGCGACTTCCTCTGCACGAAAGGCCCGCGCGATGCTGAAACCCGGCGTCCGCGTAGAGGTATGGAATGAAAACCGGAAAGTGGATACCGTGTACACCCGGACGGAATATCTGCTGAACTATTACATAGAGCTGGAGCGGGACTATATTCGATCCAAGCAGGAAGCTGCCGAGCAGCGGAACCGCCAAAGAAAAGCAAAGCAAAAGATTAGATTATGAGAACACAAGAAAACAAGAAAAACAGTCAGAGAGGGTAGTCATAGAACTGCGATACTTTGAGCCCGCCGGAAGTCCAGAACGCGACCACCGGCGGGATTTTTAATATATTTTCAAGTTAACACTTCGTTTACAAAATACGTACGCAAAGAACATCTTCTTGCACGAAATTCGTGGTATAATGTATACAACGAAAGGGCACAGCCCGAAATAAAACGGAGAAAGAAAATGAAACTTATACCTACCTTTTGCGACGGAAATTTTCACGGCTTTGAAACAATGAAAGAGATCAACAGACTTAAAAAAGAAGCTCACGAACTCGCAAAATCCAAAATGGAAGATGAAAACGCCGACCATATGATATACGGATATTTTGAGTATGACAAAGAGGGAAATCTGGACACGGTAAGGCTTTACAGCGGAATATCGAAAACCGACGCAGACTTTGATAGAGTGGCAGAAATAAGAAACGCGCACATATACGCCATACACGCACACAGATAAACCACCGAGCCGAGGGCGGCGGCAAAACCGCCCGGCAAGTTAAAACGAAGGGAAACGAGGAAATGAAAATTATAGAGCCGACCAAAAGAGAGGTCTTCCAAGCAATGAAAGCGGATGGTTGCACATGGTGCGGCGGTTACGGTTGCGAATGTCATGGACGGATAAATATGGGCACTTGCTTCGAAATGACCAAGAAGCGATTGACAAGAAAGGAATACACTGAGGGCGAAATCGAAGCAATGAAAAATCAGCCTAATGACGCGCAAGAAGCATTCGATGAGTTTTGGAAATACGTAAATTCATAAATAAGCCGAGCCCCGGCGGACGGATCCGGGGCAGAAAGGAAAAGAAGATGGCAAGCATAAGACAAGCAGCGCAGGACGCTCTCGACATAGCACGCGACGGGATCGGATGGATCGCACTCTGGAAGGACGGCAAGGGATGGATGAGCAAGGACTTTTGGCCGGATATAGACAGAGCGGGCCACCTTATATTTGAGGACTACGAGATAGAAGCCCTCCGCAATATCGCGCAGCTCGATCCTCGGGCAATCCTCGTCAATAGCTATTATCACAACCTCGGTGACACCACCTGCATGACGCGCGACAGCCTTGCGGAAGCGCTCCGCTGGCAGTATGATCTCCAGCACTACCAAGTAAAGGACGCGCTCCTCTAATTGTGCAAAACGACGAAAACAAACACCTGACTCGGCAGAAATCGCGCCGGGAGAACTATACAAAATACACAGAAAAAGCCGAGCTCCGGCGGACGGATCCGGGGCAGAAAAGGAGAATAAAAATGTGGATGATTAGCAAAGAGACAGTAAACCGCCTACGGGAATGGTACCCGGTAGGCGCCCGGGTGGAACTCACCAAAATGAACGATCCGTATAATACGACTTTATGTGAGGGCTGTCGTGGCACGGTCGTGGGCGTGGATGATATAGGCACAATCCACGTAAAATGGGACTGCGGCTCAAGTCTCGGCGTTGTTTATGGCGAGGATGCTTGCAAGGTAATCAAGGAGGGCGAACAATGACTGAAAACAAAAACGAGCCGAAGATCAAAGAGAACGGCCAAAAGCTCAAGAGTATTTGCGAGAGCCACAGCATAGGGCAAACAGCGCTGGCCCGCCGCTTCGGCATTCCGATCCGCACGGTGCAGGATTGGTTCAGTGGCAAGGGCAACCCGCCTGCATACGTGGTGACGATGATTGCCGACCTGCTGGAATATGATCACAGAGAAAACGAATAGCACAAACAGCCGGAGAGGGTGAAACCTCCCCGGCCTTTTTATATCCTCAGAGAGGGCAGAAAACGCCTACAAAGGCTCACAAAAAGACAAATACCTCGAGAGGGCAGAAACCCGCCGAAGCGGAAAACGAGCCACAGCGGCGAAACGTGGGCGCGACAGAGGGGATAAAAAGGGAGTAAAAGAGATAAAAGGGGATAAGCGGGGAGCAAAGGAGAGATTGCCGCGTTGTATAATGTAAAATAGCAAGAGCTGGCGGGAGAGATAAAACACTTCCGGCGGCTTTTTCTTATGCCGGCGCGACCAAGCAGCGACAGTGGAGGGACTGAGCTGCCACGTTTAGAGGCCGTACCTCTGCGCCGGCGCCTCTTGTGTGTATTCCTTCTTCTTCGATGAAACGACACCGGGGAGGAAGGAAACATAAAAACGGAGGGATAACAATGAGCGACTTATTCAAAGCAGGAAAAGCCAAACGCACGACCGGCGGCGGCTTCACCGTATCGACCGCAGGCGGCTCGGATATTGTTAAAAAGCTCAGGAAGCTGGAGCAAGGCGGAAAGACCGCGATAGAAAGAACAACCTCGGACTTTGCCGCAAGAGCTCCCGCGTGGGTATCGCAAGGCGTCCGCGAACATTACGGCGTAGACACGGCGGCTATTAAGGACGCGGCCACAAAACCGAAACGCGGAAAGACCACAATAAATGTGGCGGGCATAACCGTGGACAGCGTGACTCTTGTATATAGAGGGCGCACGCTCACGCCCGTGCATTTTAAGATGGCGCCCAAGCAACGGCCGGCAGCTCAGCAGAACAAGCTGAACCGAGTTCCCGGTCAGGCTATCAAAGGCGGCCCCGAAGTTGCAATGATCAAACCGCCCAAGAAGTACAGAGTAAAGGCGACGATCATTAAAGGACAACGCTCCAAGCTCCCGCCCGGCACGTTTATTGCCGAGGGCAGAGGCGGCACCGCTCTTCCCTTCCAGAGGATGGGCGAGGGCAGAATGCCGATCGAAGTCGTGCGCACTCTCTCAGTACCGCAGATGATTGACGGTCGAGCTCGTGAGACTATCGAGAAGAAGATCAGCACGGAGCTCGAGAAAAGGTTCGAGCACCACGTTGAAAGAGTTATGAAGCAAACGTGACGCACCACAAGGCGCGAGAACGGCTTGTACGCGGTGCAATAACATAAATAAATAAATTTATCAAGCAAAGGGCGAAAATCGCAACGCGAGGGAACGTCGCGTGCCACGGGTCCTCCCGGGCGAAAAATTTCCCTGCGGTGCTGGCGAGCCCAAAATAAGCGCAGTTTTGAAAAAATTTTTTCTGACCATTTCGTTTCGTATGGAGCACACAAAAAGGAGGTGACGTCATGGCAGAAATACGCAAAAATCTGCAAGGCACAGAAATTATCGCGTCGCTTTTCGGCGTCACCGATCGCCGTGTGCAACAGCTTGCGAAAGACGGCATTATACCGGTGGAGCAGCGGAAGCCGTACCGCTTCGACCTGCTGCCAACAATCCGCGCATACATTAAATACCTCAGCGATAAGGCCTACGGCAAAGAAGAAAAGAGCACCGACACCGTGCAAGCCGAGGCTGACAAGCTGAGAGCGGACGCAGATCTGAAACGGAGCAAGGCGGATATGGCCGACCTCCAGCTGAAAGAGCTCGAGGGCAAAATGCACCGAAGCGAGGACGTCGAAGCTATGACAAACGACCTCGTTTATACCGTCCGCAGCATGATGATGGCATTGCCGGGGCGGCTTGCGGTTGACGTAGTAAATGCGAAAAGCGCGGCCGAAGCCTCGGTTGTTATTCGTTCAGAGGTTAACAAGATCCTCAACGAACTCGCAAACTACAAATATGATCCCGAAGCCTATCGGCGGCGGGTAAGGGATCGCGAAGGCTGGAACTTCCAGCTTGAAGATGAAGCCGACGAGTAAAAAGGACGCATATAAACTAAATGCAGCCATAGGCCCGGCTGTCCGAAATTTCAAGCCTCCGGAAGATCTAACGGTGGCAGAATGGGCCGACAGATACCGCCGACTGTCGCCGGAAACTTCCGCAGAGGCGGGCCCGTGGAGAACGTCGCGCACACCATACCTCCGGGAGCCGATGGAGTCATTCACGGATCCGAAGATTAAAAAAATTGTTATGGTGGCCGCGTCGCAGGTAGGTAAGACCGAGCTTGAGCTTAACGCGATCGGTTATATTATCGACCAAGACCCCGGCACTATTTTATTTGTTCATCCTTCGCTTGACGAGGCGAAAAAGTTCTCGCGGCTTCGTATTGCTCCCATGATAAGGGACTGCAAGCCGCTCCGAGCTAAGGTCTCGGACGTCAAAACGCGAGACTCAGGAAACACAATACTCCAGAAATCATTCCCCGGCGGCATGCTCATGCTTGCCGGATCTAACAGCGCCTCGGCTCTGGCTTCCACTCCCGCCCGGTATATCATCGGCGACGAGCGCGACCGCTGGGCACCGAGTGCAGGAACCGAGGGTAACCCGTGGAACCTCGCGGAAGCGCGTCAGACAACATTCTACAACGCGAAAGCGATCGAGGTATCAACTCCGACGATCAAAGGCGCCTCGAATATCGAGGAAAGCTACAACAAAGGCACGCAGAAGCGCTGGTGCCATAAATGCCCGGAGTGCGGAGAGTACGGCGAGATCATTTTCGACCGCATACACTTTGAGCACACCGTCAAGAAGGTGCGCGGCAAAAAGAACTATAAGATCCACGGCCCGATCACGTGGGCGTGCCCGCATTGCGGGTGCATAAGCACCGAGGACGTTATGCGCCGCCAGCCTGCAAAATGGATCGCGGAAAACCCGGACGCATACGAGCAGGGCATTGACTCGTATTGGCTCAACGCCTTCTCTTCCCCGTGGGTGCCGTGGGAGAAGATCATTCTCAAATTTTTAAATACAAAAGACGATCCGAAGGCGCTGCAAGTAACATTTAACACGATGTTCGGCGAGCTCTGGGAGGATCGCGGCGACCTTGCCGACGAGGACACAATGCTGGCCCGCCGCGAGGACTACGGCACAAATGCAGACGGCTCCCCGGTGGAAGTACCGGAGGGCGTTTTGGTGCTCACGTGCGGCGTAGATACGCAGGACAACCGACTCGAGTATGAGGTAGTCGGCCACGGTCACTACGGTGAGACGTGGGGCATTAAGAAGGGCTACATAATGGGCAAGCCGAGCACGCCGGAGGTCTGGGAACGGCTCGACGACGTGATCGACCACGTTTACAAGTTCAAAGACAGCGAGCGCGGTTTGCGGATCTCGTTCACTTGCGTGGACTCCGGCGGACATTACACGCAGGAAGTCTACGAGGAATGCAGGCGCCGCTTAAACAAGCGCGTTTTCGCTATCAAGGGTAAAGGCGGCGAGGGCATTCCGTTCGTGTCGCCTCCTTCAAAGGTGCCGATCCGGGATAATAAGAAAGTGTACTGCTGGCTTTATTCGCTCGGCGTAGACGCCGGAAAAGCAGCGATCATGTCAGCGCTCAAGGTGCAGTAGCCCGGGCCGAAATTTTGCCATTTTCCG